GTTAATAAAAAAGCCCGCTTTTTTGAATAGCGGGCTTTTTTATTTTATTTTTCTTAATCTAAATATATATTCTGCATGGGTTGAACTGGATACTCATGCACATGCTTACTTGGCGGGATGATATCAGATACCGCAACAATTGCAGACACATCCTCCATATCAATAGTCATCCTTGCCTCGCCATTTACAGCTAAAAGATGAAGTACATTATTAACGATTCCAATAAATTCTTTAATGGTTCGTCTACCATCTTTCAGTTGAACCTCTACAAATTCTGTAGGTGTTGGCTCTGCATCTGGATCACAAACCACATACCAACCATTACGAATAGCAGGATACATTGAATCACCTGTACCTCTTACAGCGTAAGCATTTGGCCCTGCCGTAAGAGAGGGTACATAGCCGTCTCCGCCATTACCTAAATATCCCATTTCAGTGTAATAACCATCCATTCCCATCTTCGAGTATGACTTCACAGGAACCCAACCACCTCGTTTAGTATCTGTGGTGATTTTTTTATTTCTAACACTATCAATGGATGGTGAACCCTTTCCAGTAAGAATCCAGCCGACATCAATATTAAATTTATTGGATACTTTAAAAGCACCAGTTTTTGAAATACCTCGGCGCTCCCAATTGTAAACAATTTGAGGAGTCTCATCTAAGGCGTAAGCCAAATCGGCCCCAGTGATTTTTGTGACTTGGTAGACGCGTTCCATTGTTGGGTGAATTTGCTTCTTTTCCATGACTCTCTCGGCAAGGCTTAGAATTAATTGCTGCAAATAATAACACATTTTGTGTAAATCAAAATGATTGAATGATTTTTTTGTTTGTGTATACTGAATCAATCAAAATGATTTATTTCGAGGTGCTAATGAGTAGTGTCCAAAAAGATGCTGAGCTTATCGACAAGCACGGAGGTGCTACTGCACTGGCTCAAACCTTGGGCTACAACGTTCAGCGTGTTCAAAACTGGAAAATTAGAGGCATTCCCGCTAAGGAAAGACTTAAACACCCTGAATTACTCTTAGTCGATTTTATTCCAACACCAAAGAAATAAAAACCGCCATCTGCTGTAACAGATAGCGGTTTGAATATCGTATTTGGAGCAAACCAAAATGAATGAACAAATCTTAGCACAAAATTCAGACTGTGCAAGCCCATATGATGATGAGGATCAAGTCCTTACTCAATGGCAAGTAGATCATGACGCATATGCAGACTCAATAGCTGAGTACAAGGAATCTCGCAAAGAACTTGAAAAGGCTTTGGGTGTTCAAAAAGATTTCAACAAAACTTCCCATCCAATTGGGGAGGTTATAGCGGACCTGCAAAAACATGCTCACCTATATGCACTTTTGAATCGATTTGAGAGCGCTGTAATCAACCGTCTAAGAGCAAAGGATAAGTTGTAATGCACTACTACGAGCGAAATATTGGTGATTATTACCGCAAGGCTGGAAGATTAAACATTTTGCAGCATGGGGTTTATAACTTGCTCATGGATGCCTGTTACGACCGTGAATCGTTCCCAACGCTTGAAGAGGCTATTGAATGGGTATGGGCGGAAACTGAGGAAGAAATTGACGCTGTTAAATTTGTACTTAAGAAGTTTTTCAAATTAAATGAGGATGGGGTTTATATTCAAAACCACATTAAAGAAGAGCTTGAAAAGTATAGAGCCTTCCTTGCTAAACAAGCAGAGAATGGCAAAAAAGGTGGTCGCCCAAAGAAAAACCCAAAAAATGATTCTGGTAATAATGGGAATGATTTTGATAATTCTGGCTTTAAAAATGAAAGCCAAGACAACCAAAATGAAAGCGAATTAAACCCAGAAAAACCCAAAGAAACCCAAATAAAGCCTAAACCATCTAACCATCTAACCAACGAACCATCTAACCAAGAAAATAATATATGTCCGCCTAACGGCGAACCTGTACCTGCTGAAAAACCAAAAGAGAATTTCAAAAATGAGATTCAAGAGATTTTCGATTTTTGGAAAGTTACGTTTAACAAAAACGATAGAACCGTTCTAAGCAATGATCGCAAGAATAAGATCAAAGCTCGACTCAAGGAGGGGTATACATCCCAAGATTTGAAACAGGCTGTGATAGGTTGTTCAAAATCCTCATTTCACATTGAGAAGAATTTTACTGACATTGAGTTAATTTGCAGAAGTGCAAAGCATGTAGATCAATTCTTGGTTAATGCTGGTAGCTCCCAAGTTCCTGTTGAGAATGGTCAGCAAGGAGAAACAGCACCACCTGCTCAATACAAAGTAATTGAAGGGAGATGGTAATGGGGTTTAGTTCAAATATTCATGATGTGAATATGGAGCAATGTGTACTAGCTGCCCTAATGACCACAGCTTTGTCACTAGAGACAATTGGTCAAGAATTGGATGCAGAATGTTTTTATTCAGATCGCCACCAGCATATCTACTCGGCAATTGTTGAATTATCTGAAAGTAATCAACCTTACGATGTTGTTATGGTTGCGAATTATCTAAAGGGCAAAAACGTTTTGCATTTGATGGGTGGGGAAGAGTATTTAATTCAACTCATGCAAGATGCGCCAAGCAGTTTTTACAACGCAGAAAGTTATGTAACTCAGTTAAATAAACTTAAAACACATCGAAGAATTGAGCAAATTGGTTATCGCATTGCTGCTATGGCAAAAGATACAACATTGCCCGATTTACTTGTTGAGGCTGAAAATCTTCTTGGGCAAGTGGATAAGACTGATGATGCAGATATGGGGGCAAGTTTTGGAAATGCTCTCACTAGCGCCTTAGAGCAAATGATTGAAAAGTCTGAAAAGCAGAGCAGACACGAAACAACGGGTGTTAAATTCAACCTTAAAACACTAGATGAGATGTTAGGAACCGTACAAAACGGTCATTTTTGTGTAGTTGGTGGTCGTCCCGGTTCTGGGAAGTCAACTTTAGCCCAAATGATGGCAATTGATACGGCAATGCTTAAAAAAGAGGGTGTTCTTTTCATATCAGCAGAAATGGACAAAGAAACACTTTCTAATCGCATGTTTAGCTCACTTAGCTCCATTCCATACAACAATCTACACAATGCAACACTTTACGATGGGCTACTAAAAGAATATGCAAATTACAAACAAGTTTATAGCGATCTGCCTATATGGATAGAGCCAAAGCAAAAACCAAGCATTAGTGAAGTAAGAGCATATGCAAGGAGAGCTAAGCGCCGTTTTGCCAAAGCTGGCACCAAACTTGGCTGCATCATTGTTGATTATCTTCAGCTTGTAAGAGATCCAAGCAAAAAAGACCGCTTTCAAGAAGTTGGCTCTATTAGTCGTGAACTTAAATCTATGGCTAAGGAGTTTGAATGCCCGGTTGTAGCGCTCGTTCAATTAAATCGTGAATCAGAAAAAGGTAAGAAACCGAAAGCTTCTGACATTAAGGAATCAGGGCAGATCGAGCAAGATGCGGATCAAATTATTCTCGTTAATCCGCTCACTGATGATAAGACACTACAACCTCTTGGGGTCACTGAACTGATTATTGCCAAAAATCGACATGGCAAAAGAGGGAGTGTGCGCGTTCAGGAGTTTCTAGATGTTTGTAAATTTAAGGCAATTGAGGTGACTGCAGAATGAAAACGTTCCTAATCATTATGACCGTTGTTTGTATTGCAACTTTTCTCGGTTTGGTTATGGCTGCTTTAGCTGCAAAGCTTCACCAGTATTCAGGAAGTCTAGCTAAATTTCGCTTTTCACTAGCCTTCATGGATATCACTTTTTTCTTTTTATGTATATCGGCTCTAGCTGTATTTGATGGGGGTAAGTATCTGGCGTTCGCTCATTTAACTCAATTTTTGTTGTCTTTATACCTAATTTTTTACCGTTCTAATAAGTGGGAGCGCAGCCAATGAAACCAGAACAGTTTATTCGTGAGAAAGGTTTGGATAAGTGTGGAGACGAGTTTGAACAGCATTTTTTAAGCCTTCCTTTTTCTAATTCCGAGGCTGCCCAAAAGTGCTTGGATGCGTGTGATTTTGATGTCAAACAAAATGCTTTCATCCCTAATGCTAAGTGGTTTAACAACAATGATGTTGATGAGGGCGTTATTTATTGCTGCATGCTTAACACCGCATATATGTCTTTTCTGAAGCAGCAAGCGAAAGTGGAGGGGCTTAAAGCCACGATAAAAGGCAATCATGGACGCATAGCAGAACTTGAACGCTTAAACCGTGTAAAGGCTCAGGCTATTCTCGATTTACATCAAGAAATTAAAGAGCTTAAAGCATCTCATCATGGTGAAGTGATTGGTCATGAAGTTCACTTAAAAAAGATCAAGCAAGAGCGTGACGAATTGCAAACCCTGTACACCCAGCAAGGCATAAACATGTTTAAGCTGCAAAAGCGGGTGGATGCAGTAATTATCGAAATTGAAAATATGTATTTATCAGGTGCCATTGGTTTTGACACGGTTAAGAAGTTAGAGCAAGCGCTCAAGGGGGAAGACAGTGAGTAATGAAGAATTATCCAAAATCGGAATGATGTTTATTCATTGGATTCAGGTTCATAGAGAATCTATCAATCGCTTTGAAGACTTTCGGAATTGTTTTGTAGATGACCCTGATGAGCCTGTGCACAGTAAAAAGGACTACAACAAAGCGTGGGAAATTCAGAAGGAGGCCTCTGTTTTGGGTAGTGAAGCGAAAAGACGCTATGAAACCTTACTTGAAGAAGTTGATCTTTATCTAGCGCGTGAAAGAACAGATGTGCTTAAGGAGAATGAAGCGTGAATTCAAAATTACATATCATGCAAGGTGTAGACTGGTCTAAATATGATTTGCCTGAATGGTTGCGCCAATTTGGTTATTGGCAAGGGGCAGTGATTCGCTTTGGTGGATCTACTGAAAATCCATTAGTAGGAGCGATTAAAAAAGCAAAACTTAGACTTAAGAAAGGGGATAGGGAAAAGATCGTTGCTTATTATCTCTGTGATGAAAATTTTATCGAGAAGCAATCTAAAAAACCTAATGTCTGTCTAATTACAGACGATGAAGCTAGGGCCGTTCAGCGCTTGATCATTGATATTTTAGACGGCTGCACTTCTGAGGCTATGCTTGATTGGATGGACGCAATTATAGAGCGTTATTTCAATCAAAAATCATGGACTCAGTTAGTAACTCCAGAGCGAACGGCCATGGATGCAAAATACGATGTTCGTTGTGGCTTAGCAGCTCTGCACAATCGCTACCAGTTTATTAGATATAAAAATGGCTCTGTATGATCCAACTATTGATATTTATTGGTAATTCAGATAATTGTATGAAGATTAAACAACGGTGAGCAAGAATGATAGAAAATCCGCAACATTTTAATTTAATAACGAATTTTGAAGAAATCACATCTAGACCTAATTTTGTTGAAAAAGTGACGATTGCTAGGGGTGAGGATGTTCAAAACACTATCTCTGATTTAGTTGGTTTTTATGTGCTAAGGGATTTTGTTAGTTGTGGGATTTCTAGTTGTGGAAAGAAACATCAAAAAGGTTATATCGCAGCGCTTCATGATGGCAATGAAATTATCATTGGACATAAGTGCGGGAAAAAACACTTTGGTGTGAGTTTTGATGAAAAAGCTAAACAATTCAAGCATCTTAGAGACAATGCGAATCAATATCTGCAAATTAAGGCAATGTATGAAAAGCTGCCACAGTTAAAGGAAAGTCTAGAAAGAATTTTGAACCAGTCGGGCAAAATGACATTTTTGCAAATAAAGATGGCAGTAAAGAGCTTTAAAGAAGATGCATTTGATTACTGGATGCGAAGGAGAATTGGGCAAGAGGTAACAAGCAACGGATCTATTTTTATTGATGACTTCAAAACAGAAGAAGAAATCAATGCTGAAATCCTAAGTGGTAGAAAAAACATCTCAGACATCAAGCGGGTTTTAGTCGCAAATATTGCTGAATATGATGTTATCGCCAATTGGCATAATGCTGAAAAGTTAAAGGACTACTTTGATCGGCTGTATAGGGAAATCAAAAATCCTAACCAGATGGACGGGGTAGCTATTAAGGCATTAGCAAAAAAGCTTAGACAGCATGACCAGAATTTAAGGGAGTTGGAGGATTTCATTAAAAGGGCCAATCGCTTATTTACCCCTGAAAACCTAGTTCAATTCGCCGTGTTATTTACGAAACCACATGAGCAAAAAATTATTGAGAAATATGCAAATAATTTTGCTTGAACACTTGACCCTGATCAGGGCTAGTGGTATTTTTGTGTTAAAGTTGTGCGAAGTGTAAGTAAGGTGCAACTAAATTAGTAAGTAACCCTTGCATCATAAGCAAGAAGGCGAAACTAGATCAAAGCCTGTCATTAAGTTGATGGGCTTTTTGCGTTTTTGGAATAATAAAAATCTTATCTCGCGAGAGGTGCTTTGTTGGGGCACCTCTCAATTTTGCCGGACGGATTACGGCGCATGAAGCCCCGCTAAATTTCGATTATTGGCGGGGCTTTTGGTTTATAATTCATATC